ATCAACGTTGAGGTTAGCATTAAGTGCTGGAGTGTAATCAAGTACACCTGCCATTGTTAATGCAGAAGCAACGTCAGCAGAAGTTAGGATAATGTTACCCTTTCCACGACGAGTTCTTTGTGCAACAGCGTTTGCATCTCTTTCGATCTGGAACAGAAGTCCTTTGAACTTCTCAACAGACCAACGACCATTACTGTCGATGTCTAGGTCGAATACACCTGCTTGTGCAACGTTAGAAACAGCACCCTGTTCAGCAACCTTGTAGATTGTTCTGATAACTTCTCTGTTGATTTCCGCAAGGATCTCAGTAGAAAGAATGTTAGCAAGTTCTGCTTCAGCGTTAAGGCCGTGAATTGCCTTAAGGTCTTGAGCAAGCTCAAGTGAGTACTCAGCCTTGAGTGCTCTGGACTTAGCAGTCACAGTAACTTTCTCAATGCTGAATGCCATTTCAGCGAACTGGTTGTTTGCGCCGTTACCTAAGTTTTCAGCGTCACCAGTTACCATACCCTGACCAACGTTATAGTTAGTTGAGGTGGCAGTACCAACTGGGTTCAGAACGGCAGGGTTGCTACCAGACTGACTGATTGTACCAATACCAGCAGGTACATCAGAGAATGCAGAGTTGATACCAGCAGATCCTTCTCCACCGAAGTCGTTGGAAGACTGACCTGAGAAAGCAGTGTTTGCTTCGTTGTAGAATGCCTCAGTACCACTCTGGTTAGTGTAGCGTGAGCGCATTGCGAAGATTAGTCCTGTAGGACCAGACATTGGTTGAACACCAGCCAAGTCATATGCGACTAGGTTTGGCATTGAACGTCTGATTAGACTAATCAATACTGGGTCGAAACCAGCAACAGGACCAGCAGCAGCTGCAGATGAACTAAAACCGCCTTGGGTTCCAGCTGCGTTGCCTGCGTTGGTAGGAGATTCCATCAAGGAATGTCCTGTTGAAAATGCTTGTTCCTCTTTGAGGAATTTTTCTTGGTTCTCTAGTAGAACTGCGGTTACCGCCTTACGGTGTGGATCGGTGATACCACCATCGTGATCCAAAAGGGGCTTCCACTTTTCGACTAGATGTTCTGATTGGAACATCTTAATTTACCTAAGTGTTTTTGTTTGAGATAATGTTAAATTCAGGGCTTCATCTTGCCTAAGACATTCATGTAATTTTCCATTGAACCGGATACCTGCTCAACAGGTGTTCCATCAGTGGATTCCATCAATGTATCAGCGGATGATTGAGGTGCAACCTTTTTGTTAGAGAAATAAGATTCTCTCAGTGTGGTTAGCTTCTCTTTATACGATTCTTCACTTTCAAACTCGACACCTTCAGCAAGTGTAGCGAGCTTCTCTTTCTGAGTGGCAGCAAGGCCTTCAGAAACATCGGAAAGGATTACGTCTGATGTAGACTCAGAAAGTCTTGCATTCAGAGCAACGTTCTTCTCGATTTGCTCGTTGAGTTTAGTCTCCATGTCATCTAATTTCTCTACCATAGTAGAGACAACATCATATTTTTCTTCAGGGATAGTTACATAATGATCTTCAAAAAGACTCTTCATTCCACCAAGGAATGATTCTGTCATTTCTGTCTTAAGTCCGTGCTCTACAGCGAGTTGATTCTCTGTTAACCACTCTTGAGCAACGTACTCAAGGTAAGAATCAGTTCTTTCTGTTAGTTCAGACTTATATGTTGCTACTGCTTCTTCGATTGCAGCAGACTTTTCTTCATCAAGTTGTGACTTGATTTCGGAAACTTTTGCGTTGATGGCAGCTTCAAAGATTGTTTTTGCTTTCTCTTTGAATTCCTCAGAGAGTTCTTCGCCACCTAATAGAGCATTGACATCATCTTCCATGTCATATGTCTCGATTACTTCGTTCTCGGTTTCGGCAACTGGAGATTCTTCTATGGTTGCTTCCGCATCCATTTCTTCTTCCTCTTTAGCGATAGCATTCTTTAACTTGCCCATAGGATCTGCTTTACCAGCATTCTTGTTAACCACGTCAGAAACTTGTTTAATAGTTCCACCAGGTGTTTTGATTTTATTAGAATCATTAGTTGGTGAAGCGTTTTGTGGAGTAGGTCCTCCTAAATCTTCCCAAGTAGCGGCCGTGCCACCAGTTGTTAGTTTAGGGATAGCCTTATCACCAGGATTAGCATGTGCTGTTACGGCATTAGCTTCTGATACCTTTTCCATTTCTTGTAGTTTGCTACTCGCCATTTGAAGTTTCCTCGAATTACCTTGTTGTAATCTAAATTTATTTATTAAAGTTAGAGATTTGATAAGAAATTATTAAACAGATCCAACTTGTTCTCATCAAGTTTTTTCTGATCAACTAAAGTGTTGATAGTTTTGTAGGTCTTGCGAGCCATTCTCTCACGGAGAATTCCGCCGTCCCAAACCCAGTCCTTACCTTCCATAATCCCTTCAACAAAGGCATCTGGAGCAGAAGGATCAGCAACTATGTCAGCAGCAGTTGCTAACATAAAATCGTCTCCTACGACATTAATACCCTCACGTGTAGCTTTTAGAGAACCGATTCCTCTAGAAGAAACACCGAGTTTTACTCCTTCCTCTACTAAGTTAGCAGCAATCTTACCCATTGGAGTGCCAAGAAGTTTAGCTTTACCAATGAAATTAGCACCGCTTTCTCTTAGAGAAACGATTTTATGAGACACTCTGTCTAAATTAACAGTTGGTCCCTCTGGATGTCCAAGTTCACCGAGCGCACGTCCTGATTGGATGTGATTCTCGTTGTAACGTCCTACTTCTTTCCTAAGAGTTTCCATAGGATACATCCGCCCATTACGATTAGTGATGTTTCCTTGGAGGAAAACACCTTCGATATACATAGATTTCTTGCCGTTTTTGTTTTCGACTAGAAATTCTACCTGTTCAATTTCTTCCGTAATGAGTTTCATTATGCGTCACCGCTAACTTGAACTTGTTGTATGTTAAGTGTACCTGGATGTGATGCTACGGTAGCAATTCCAGCCACTTGGAAAGTTTTTCTCAAAGTACCATAATCACCACCACCTGAATCTGAATTGACCCAAGTACCACTATAACCACTAGAGTCAAAAGAAACAGTAACTGTTACGCACTGTGCTAGATCTCCAGTTGAATCACTGAATGAAGGAAAAGTAATAGCAGTGATTTCATGATGTTGGAAGTTCCAACCAGATTTATTACTGGTTAAAGCAACTCTATCACCAACTTCGAATGGAGCACCAATTACACCTTGTGGTAAAGTGCAAGTGGTAAGATCCCCACCAGTAGTTTTTTCAACATAAACTACTCGTTGAGCACTTGGTTGACCCAAAGCAATAACTGCTTTATCATTAGAAGCAATAAAATAATTTGCAGTGGTTGCTACTGGAGTAGATCCAATTGCAACATGCACACCCGATGCTCCGGTATTGACAACCCTTACGGTATCAGATTGTTGTGGTAACGATGCTGATTGAGTACTGCTATTCGTTACTGCCAATACGACATTATCACCTACAGGATTGTGGGCCATTACTCTTCTTCCTCAGTTGTTTCTGGTTCTGTTGCATCCGCAACTGGTTGATCATCTACTTCAACTTCACTTTCTACTTCAGGAACTTGATCTCCAAAGAGACTGTTTGCAATTTCTGGCTTTAAAGCATCAACTTTATCGGCAGTTTTTGCATACAAAAGATCCTTAATAGCATCGCTCACCTTTGAAGGCGAATCATTTGCCACAATAGCATCCATTAAATCGTCCATACTAATGGTCATAACATTTCCTACTGGTTATTTATATCTCTCCGCCCTTAGGTAATTTTGTCATACCTGCATCTTTAGATCCTTCGAGGTTAGGTTCCATAATTGGAGCACCTAAATCACCCCCTCCAGCAGCTTCTTCTCCTACACCTGGTGCCATACCATTGAAACCATCAACTGCCATTGCTGCTTCTGCGGGATCTTGTATTACACCTTCTTCAATTTCTTTTTCAATAAGTTTATCTTGCTCTAAGATATCCTCATCAGTTTGTCTAAGAACTTGACGACGAACCCAATCTTGAGAATAGTACTTACCAATGTAAGGTTCTGCTTCCATAGCAAGAGAGAATCTTTCTCTCTGTAACTCAGCATCTTTAAGTTCTGAGAAATGGTTATCATAAACAAAGTCAAACTGAATGTTCTCAGACATTACCTCCCAGTCTTCTGGGGTGCAAACGTTCTTAAGAAGACATTGTGTTCTTAAAAGATCTAAGAATAGATTAGCAAATCTCTTACGTAATCTACCAACAAACTTAGTAAACTTAAGTTCATCTCTTAAGATCTCAGAAGATCTGCCCAAGTTAAACCCACCGTCTCCTTCAATTCTTGAGATTGGAACATTAAGTGACTTATAGAGTTTCTTCTTGAAGTACTCGATGTCTGTGATTTCTCCAAGGTTTTGTCCACCTGGGAGTGTTGTAATTTCTGTTCCACGTCCACCTTCACGTCTAGGTAACCAGAAGTCCTCCATCATAGACATGAACTTCTTATCATCACGGATTTCTCCAGTGTTTGCATCGTAAACTAACTTGTTACGATATCTCATCATAACGTCACGAAGGTATTGTTCAGCCTTCATCTTAGGTAGATTACCTACATCAATATAGAATATTCTTCTTTCAGGTGCTCTTGATAATCTGTATATAACCAAACTATCCTCAATCATTCTAAGTTGATTAAGTGATTTAATTGCCTTATGAAGGTACGAAAGTACTGTACCTTTGTTTCTATCTACTAAACCTGAAGTACAATAAGCAATAGAGTCTTTCGAGAAACGGACACCTTTAGTGTCAGTAAGGTTAGCAGATGGACTTAAAGCACCACCAGTGGTGTCTTTAGTACTATAGATGAAATATTCTTCAATCTTAGGGAATGCTTGATTAATACTATTAACTTCTTTCTGACCCTGGATAGCAGATATTCTACCTGCATCAGACTCTTCTTTTACAGCGTGTCTGATAAAACGCATTTTCATTGCGTCAATATAACGCAATTCCTGTATCCCCTCATGTGGGGCTTTTAAATCAATAACTTTATGATAATAAATTCTACCATCAACATACCAGTTACGGTATATCTCATGAGATTTTTTATCAAAATCTAAAAGTTCTTTAATAAATTTAAACTCATCTCTCAGTTTCTTCTTAATACCATCACTAGCATTTAACTTTGAGAGTTCTATTTCTACAGGACTTTCGTTGGTATCTGATACTATTGCTTCTTGTATAACATCTTCAATTGCACCATCCACTTCTGGATGTAATGCCATCTCTCTGTATCTACGAACTAGTTGAAACTCATTCTTGAATACACCTTCTAAGTCTACATAGTTGCCAAAAAACCCCGAAGTCATATAGTAATCACTCTGGTCCTCCTTGGCATTGGGGACCGGTGATACTACCGACTTCGGAGTTTCTTCATTATTCTCAATCGAGAATCCAAATAATTTAGCCATCTATGCTATAGACTATACCGTTCTAGTATTTAGTATAGCACAAATATTACCTTATGTCTGCAGCTTCAGCAGAACCAAAGGCTTCAAGGTATTGAACTTGGAATTCAACAGTAAAATCTTCTATTGTGTCACCAGTATCATAGGACAATGCTATCTCAGAAACGTTAGTTGGGAAGATATCAAAGAATTTGTATGCTCTCAATACGTTTGCTGATTCAGTAGGTCCAGCTCCACTTATATCATTAACTGGAGTTTCGGATGCAATAGTTGCTCCTCTACCCAATTGATACACGAATGCATTTTGCATATAAGCAGTTGGTGCAGTTGCTCCAGTGTTGTTATCCAACTTGGAGATTCCATTCATCCATGCTTCAAATGCAGTTCTAAGACGGAAATCTTCGTCGTTAATAACTGTAATTGTCCAAGGATCGAAAGTTCTGTCTCCAGCAACTTTTAAAATACGACCCCTGAAAGGAACGTCAATTGGTGCGACGTTGGATGCAGGAAGGTTAGCAGCCTTACACATAAAGCGTAAGTTGCTCTTGTCATCATTGTTGTAAGATGCGCCAACATAATCTGGGAAGTTAGGAATTGCTACTTCAAACAGATTAGGACGTGCGCCACCACCTCTCAGTTTACTTTTAAACTGAGAGATATTTCTTACTGATGGAGGGTTTGGTGCTTGTGCCATTTACGTTTGCTCCTTAATTATACTCTACCAGCGACTTCCTCGAAACTAACACCTGTGCGAGTAGCAACAAAGGTTAGTGAGACGAAGTTGATAGATTTGCTAGGCTTGAGGAAGATGTCAGCACGGAATTCATTGTTATCAATGACATCTGGTGTGTTGTTTGTCTCGTCGCAAATTACTAGGAAGTCGTAAAGACCACGCTTGCTTTGTACGTCACGTAGATATGGTTCTACGATGTTAACAAAGTTAGCACGAGTAATTTCGTCGTTAAACTCAAAGAGTTGAGCTTGTGCAGCTCTCTCTAGTGCCTGCTCGACTGTAAGGAACAGTCTTCTAACGTTAATTCTGTCAAACGCTGAGGCATAACCTAAGGCAGTCTTGTCTCCAAAGAGCATGATGCCTATACCAGGACGGAATACAATCGGGTTGATCCGCTTGGTGTAAAGTTGGTCTCTTTGTGCCTGCGTAGGATTAAATGCTAGCTTCGTAGCGTTGTTAAGAACACCACGTTGCTGTCCTGCAGGTGAGAACCAAGGATAGAACTCTCTATTAGTTCTAACCATTAGTCCAGCAATGTCACCGTTTGTTGGAACCCAACGGAATTCATTGTTGAACCTATCAAACATATACTTATAACCACTGTCTATGATTAGATAGGAAGATGAATTTGCTCCATCTAAAGTGGCGATAACGTTTGATGTTTGTGTTGCAGAGTTGGTGATGTTAACAACGTCTCCACGTTGAGGACCAGCAACAGCAACGCAATCTTTTCTTGTTTCGGCAATGTCTGCCAACTT